CAGGCTGATTATAATAATACTTATCTTCTAGATACATAATTTGTCCTAATACACACGGATGTATAAAACAAGTGAATCTTTTCAATTTTCCCACTTTAACATACTCTTGCTCGTTGTCGTCTACATCGTAGTGATAAGGAGCACTATATCCTGGATCAATCCTGCTGATCCATGATCTTAGCGGAGTTACGCCCACTTGTTCTGCAAATGAGCTTTCTATAGATTGATCAAAGTCCTTGTTAGGATAATAGTTTGTCCACTTTACAACTTTTGGATCTACTCCAGCATCTACCCAAAGTTTATATATTTCTGCATATCCCGGAGTACTGGTATTAAAGTTGTCAGGATCCATTGTTACATCGTGTCCTGGCAGACTAGCGACGATATCAAGTACTCCCTCCCAATCAATTAAATTTTTCATTTACGTCCCTAAAAGTTAAAACATGATCAAACATAACATTCGCAATGAAACAGATACGCTGGTTCAAAACTACAATTTGCTGCGGAATGATACTGTCTTCTATTATCCCACAAATATATATCGCCTTGTTTATTATTGCAAAATATTTCGTCTTCGATCACAAATATCTGTCCCGGAGCAGGGGGTGACATGTGTATATGAAATCTGACTAGTTTATCAAATGGAACATCGGTATGCGAATCTAAATCCCAGTGTGATGGACAACAATCGCCGGGATTAACTCTACTCATCCACGAAGACAACATTTTTACTTTCAACATGTCGGCGATTTGATTTTCAAGATCTTTACTATAATGTGTGCCAACATTATACCCTGACCAATTGATTTTGTTAAAATCAAAATTCTTTTCCCTCCAAGAATCTAAAATATAATGATTATGCGTATTTTCGATAGTACCTAATTCATTTCTTTTATCAACATTGGTGTTGTTTTTTCCTTCATACCTATTTTCGTTAGATAAACTTTCAAGATGTTTAATAACATCGTCCCAATTAATTATATCTGAACAATTTCCAAAATATTTACTCATATAATTCCGTGTATAAAGTTTTCAAATAATCACCAGGCCATTCTACATATTTTAATAATGCTTGTTTAAATAATATTTCTATATTAAGTTTGTCACCTTCTGTTGCTTCTACGAATCTAGGGCCAGATGTTTCTCCAATCATACCCTTAATACTATCTAACGGTACATACGGATCGTTACATTCTGCACACCCATAAAAATCAAAAGTACGCAAAATACCATTATCAATATAGTAGCAATGCGGATACAAACTAGTTTTATAATACCCAGCTGATACTATATCTTTAAGTATAATTCGCATCTGTGCTTGCCAGTCAGGACATTCATCATCTAAAGATCTATTACCATATACAATTTGATTGCAGGTCTCTCCAGGGAAATCAAATTCAACAGACTGTGTTTGGTTATCAATAACAATATTTTTTGGAGCCCATGGGTAATCTTTAAAAGCGGTAATATATTTTACTTCTCTCTCAAACATAAACTTGACCATGTCTTTTGTGTAGTAGGGACGTTCAGGTAACCACGATTGTAAATCTGTTGTTTGATATGCACTTGTATGATCAAACACCATGCGCAGTCTATTTCCATTTACATACGGTGTATAAATTAAGTTAGTTTCTATCAAAGAATTATTATCGGGATTAATTTTATAGAACGGTATCATAACTAACTTTAAATTCCGGTGTTATAAGTTTTTTAAATTCTTCTAGTAATTCTTGTTCTAATTTAAATTTTAAACAAGCTGTACCAAGTACAAAATTTGCTAACTTATATTTTTGATTAGCACGATTTAAAAATGGGCTAAAGATTTTGTCAAACTTATATCTAATGTCATGCTGTTCGTAGGCCGGCTCAACTGTAATACTAATTAAATCGACCGGCTGTCTACTGCACCACAAGGGTTCCCGAACTACTAATTGTAATCTTGGAATTGATCCATAGTTAGTAGCCGCATGTATACGACTAGCGTCCATGTATGCCCATCGATTATCTCGAACACATTCGTGCATGACTTTATTGTCTAAATCAATCAAGTATGCTTGCTCACCTGTTAAATTTAAATGCCAACGATTGTCTATATCGGCGTGAGCCATATAGCTTTCTCCAGGCTCCATTTTGATAATACGGGCCTGTCCAATATTGTACGGCAAGGTGTCTAACACATCTTCCCATAATGTGTCTTTGTACAAGTCTTTAATTTGCCAATCGTCATAGAAAAAGTCACCTGTTGGTTCATTGAGCACAGTTCCTTCTCTGGTTACTGGGCATTCTTTTAGTGCTTGTTCTATTAGGCCTTCAGGGCATTTCCACATTTGTTTAGTAATCATGAAATATTTATACGCTACTATTATACTATAAATATTTCATGGAACGTACAAAAATAGCCACCTCATACTCTGCTGATTTTTTAGAAATCGAACGCCCGCAGCCATTAGTCGATAATAACATTGAAAAACTAATACAGGATGTATTGAACGGTAATTTGGATAAAAACATCAGCGATACAGTATATACCAATTTTAAAAAAGAAATGACTGCTTGGTTGTTTTCCAGCACACTTAATAGTGTAACAGGGTTTGATAGTTTTGATCGAGTTGATATTATAAACGGTTGTACACAATTTATCGATAACATCTATATGCAAAGTCTTGTACAAACGCTAAAAGGCGATTACAGGTATCATATTAGATTAGATCCAAATTTGGTTTACAGCGTTCCCGGATACTTGCGTAAAGATTTACCACTAATTATTGCTATGCCATTTCCTAGTACAGGCGATGTGCATACTAACATGACGGAGATATTAGATGAAGCGAGAGACAAAGGTATTAGTGTACATGTGGACGGCGCTTGGCTTACTTGCTGTCGCGGAATTCACTTTGATGTATCTCATCCATCAATCAAATCTGTAGGCATTAGTTTGAGTAAAGGCCTAGGGTTGGGTTGGAATAGGATTGGATTAAGGTGGACTAGACAAACTACAACAGATAGTGTTACAATACAAAATGAGTTTCGTATGAATCTAAGAGCACCTGTTATGATTGGTTTGCATTTTTTGCGTAATCTTCCAGCAGATTATTTGTGGGCTAAACACGGCGAACGCTATTACAAAGTATGTCAAGATTTTAACTTGACTCCTACTAAGAGCATTTATCTAGCCCTAGACGGAAATCGTCCTGTTGGTGTAAGTCCGTTGATAAGATATTTAGAAAATGCAAACATTTCATAACATAAACGGTGTTCGTATTCCACTTAATAAAGATTGGAATAGTGTTGCTGTAAGCCTGAGCGGCGGAGCAGACAGTGCCTTGTTAGCTTATTTAATTTGCCGACTATCACCAGACAATATGCTAATACACATTATTAGTCACACTCGAATGTGGAAGACTCGTCCGTGGCAACAAGAAGATAGTAAGAGAGTTTTTAATTGGTTGTCTGTGAAATTTCCAAAAACAAAGATGATTAGACACTCTAATTTTATAGCCCCCGATATTGAGTATGGAAACATTGGCCCTAATCTAACAGATGAATATGGCAAAAAGGTAAGCGGTGATAATATACAACAGCGAGCCTACGCTGAATTTGTTTGCTACAAGTACAACATACAAGCCTACTATAATGCAGTTACACATAATCCAAGATTAGGAATTTTTAACGGCATGAGAGAAAGAGATGTTGAGCGCAATGCCGACACTGAGCATTTAGAGTACATGATTCATATGGGTCGCGTTGCTAGTCATCCTTTTCGATTTGTCGATAAAGCATGGGTAGTAGAACAATACAAGTTACTTGGTATCATGGAACTATTTGAACTAACACGTAGTTGTGAAGGCGAGTTTGAAGGAATAGATTATACTACATACAAACCAGGACAACTAGTTCCTACATGCGGTGAATGTTTTTGGTGTAAAGAACGGGAGTGGGCAATTGAACAAAACAAGTAAAACATTTTGTATGCACCCGTTTACAGGGCTAGCAACTAGAGAGGACGGCGCTATACAAGTTTGTTGTCGCAGTCATCCTGTTGGATTTATACAAGATAATTCTGTTGAAGAAATTTGGAACGGCGATACTATGAAACGTATACGTAAGTCAGTACTTACTAATATACGTCCTCCCGAGTGTGAACCTTGTTTTAAATTAGAAGATCAGGGTGTCGAATCTTTGCGACAACGTCATATAGCGGGCGCAATACCCGAAGCCCGTATCACGCTATATCCAACTGCGCTAGATGCGTTACAAGACGATTACACAATGCCATTTGAGATTCCTAGCATTGAATTAAAATTAAACAATTTATGTAACCTTAAATGTCGTATGTGCCACCCAATGGACAGTACTAGTTGGAATGATTGGAATGTAGTAGAAAAGTATTACAAGAAAACAGATAACATTTTATTTCATTTAGTTGAAGAACACAACTTAAAACGTAAACCGTATTTGGATAAATTCGAAGATAATCCTAACTGGTGGGCTAGTTTTGAAAAACTATTGCCCTACTTTAGACGTGTAGAATTTGCCGGCGGCGAACCTCTAATGGATCCACAGCATTACAAAATACTGGATATGCTGAAACCCTATGGGGATAACATAGAGTTGAAGTATGCTACAAATGGTACAACACTAGGAATTAGTAAAGGAAGAACGGTTCATGACTATTGGCCTCATTTTAAATCAATTGCCGTTAACGTCAGCCTTGACGGCATTAACGATGTTTACAATTACATTCGCGGCAACGGCGATTGGCAAGAAGTTGTACGTAACATTAAAGAAATACAAACAATAAAAAATGTTAGACGTGTAGTAGGTGCCTGTACTGTGCAAATTAGTAATATACTTGTACTAGATAAAATTATAGAACATTTCTTAGACGATTTAGAAATTATTTTCCATAGCCATCGTGTAACTTATCCAGAAGTACTATCTGCACAAGTTCTTCCTCTCAAATTAAAAGCACTAGCAATACAGCGTTTGCAGGAAATAAGCTATCGTGTAAAAGATTTTCGGATGGTTAAAAAGCATCCTGAAATTTTAAAATACACATTAGGACAAATACAAGACAACATAAATTTCCTCCAGCATGATCAAAATCATTTATGGCAGGACTGTGTGGAATTTAATCAAAATTTAGACGCTACTCGTAATCAAAGTTTTACAGAAGTTACACCAGAATTTAAACAATACATATGAAAGATATATTTTATAATTCTCAAGGTCGTAACACAGCACAAGTAACTTTAGCTACTCAAGGGCGCACGGTTGAATTATATTACCATTTAAACGATAACCCAGTTCAACATCAATGGCAGACATTCCATAAATTTGCAAGTGTGTATAAAATGCATCCTATGTCTAAGGTAAGTTTAAAGGATGTAGAACAAGTACTAGTGGGATTATGTTTAGATGTAGGCGAGATGTTTGTTCCTCCTGCTGATCAACAAAAATTAAATGAACTACACAAAAAATTTGTAATACATCAAGAACCCGGTGCTTGGGAAGAAATAAACAAATTCATACATATTGCAGAAGGTTTGCTTACAGATAAATTTTCTGAATATAATAGCACCATGTACTTTACAATGAATCCAGAACCCAAGTATGTTCCTTTAAAAGAAGAACATAAACTTTGGCTTGCTACAGACGAGCATTGGGGAGACTTGTTGTTAGGCTACGCCACAATTGGAAAAGACTGGGTTGATATTGCTCGAAATGATGACAGCTTAGACGACTTGAATATACAAACTACTATAAGTCCAGAAACGTGTATGTTTTTCCATGTAGAACAACCTTGCAGTAAAAACACAGAGCGTGATTTTTATAAGTGGGCAAATGGGAAAGAAGTGCCGTTTGATAACTTAAACAAATTAGCATTAGGACGTTATTATTTAGGCAAGTTGATTATTACAGATGAATTTTTAAATTTTAATCCTAACACAAGCGATTGGTACGTGCCTAATCATAAATGTAAATTGGATTGGAACTTAACAATTGGTAGAGATGCACAAGTTAAAAATATAAAATTCTTTGACAGTGATATGTATTTAGAAACATTATTAGCTCATACAGGAATAACAGTATGATTAAAGTAACCAGTAGATATCCGCATCAAGGAAGTATAAAGATAGAATGGAATCTTGGTAAACGTTGTAACTACGACTGTAGTTATTGCCCTAGTGAAATACATGATAATACTAGTGCGCATACAGATATAGAAATATTAAAGCGCACTGTGGATAAACTAATGACGTTAGGTAAACCTGTGCGTTTAAGTTTTACAGGAGGCGAACCCTGTGTACATCCTAAATTTGATGAATTAGTTAAGTACGCTAAACATGTAGGCATAAGTTGGATTAATGTAACAACTAACGGTACCCGCCCTTACGAGTTTTATGCTGGTCTACCTGTTGATCAATATGTGTTTAGTATACATTTAGAATATGACTGGAAACGTGTATTCAATACTGTTGAAAGCATACATAAAATTACCGGTATAAAAGCCATAGCACAAATTATGGCACATCATGATCACATGCCTGCTGTCGTAGAGCTACGTGCTAAATGCTTACTAGGGCATATCCCTAATACTGTAAGACGTATACGCTGGACACAAGGTGATCATGATTTGTTCGATGATATGCGTTACAATTTAAATGATTTAGAATTGTTAAAAGAATTAGAATCTACAGTAGAGGCAAATACAGTAGTGTGGCTAGATAACAAACATTCTCAATTATTATATCATGCCAACGACATGATCAAGAATCATCAGAATAAATTTAAAGGTTGGACTTGCAACGCAGGTATAGAAAGCCTAATGATAAATTGGGACGGAGATGTACACAGAGCGACTTGTAGAGTCGGTGGTAGTCTAGGCAACATTTATGAAGCTAGCTTCGTTGCACCTAGCGAACCCGTAACTTGTGACCGTAATTTCTGTACCTGCGCGGCAGACATTCCGCTTACAAAAGTAAGTGAGAAAGTTCAGGGAACACCGTACAAAATTCAGTATGACGACTAGAATCCATTGTCTTAATATAATCAGAAAAATCTGGTAACAGATTAGTGTGGTCTTCTGCATCCATCCAGTCTAGTATACCTTCCCATCGTTTCCAACCATACGGGTTAGTTTCCCAAAATTCTTTATCCTGCGTGTAGTTCTTCCATAGCCATTCCTGCAGAGCAATAAACAATTCACGTACTTCTAGTTTATCCTCTTTAGGCAATACACGTAAACTTAACCAAGTAGGTATCCATAGTAAGTGTACACCCACTAGTCCTCCTCCCATGGTTTGGCCTGCGGCATTTTTATCAAAGTTAATTTTTTTAAAGTTCATGCGAACTTTCCATTTGATAAAATCTGGAATGTGTTTAATGTTTAGAATTTGTACAGCACAGGCAATATTGGTCTGAATGTTATCCGGAGCATTGTCTAATTTAATTAAATTATCTTCAACAGTTTTCCAGTCAAGCGGATAGCGTATATACTCTCCTCTTGGTCCTATGCCATCTAGGCTAACACCAACTTTCACTTTGCGGAATTTACTCCATATTTCAATAATTTCATCATTGACCAATATACCGTTAGTGTTATAACGCAGACTAATTTTGTCTGCATATCCCCTAGCAATAATCTCTTCTAGGAACACTCGATGCTCTTTGATTAGTAAAGGTTCTCCGCCAGCAAAATAAAGTTGTTTAATGTTTGGAATTTGATCATATACTTCATTCCAAAATTCTGGATTTTCATGCCACTTATTATTAAAGTCGTCTGCTTGCCAGCTCATTTGTTTTTTGATTAATGGGCTAGTGAATATCGGAAATACTTTTTTGTGTTCGGGTACCCACATACTTGAATCGTGCGGACTACACATAATACACTTTAGATTGCAAGTATGGCCTAGACGTAGATCTAAGTATTGTAATTTATAAGGAACTGTTCCATCTAGTTCTGTTTCTTCGATTAATTCTTTAATATCAATTTTTTCATTCAAATGCCAAGTACCCGTTTCCCAAATACGTTTACTAGCGATGCCTTGTTGTTCTTCTTCGTAGCACTTTAAACAACTAGCAGGAACTTCTCCAGCCAACATTGTTTTGCGTACCGATTTCATATAATCGTTATTAAAAGCCTGAGTTGGTAAATCGTGCGCAAAGTTAGCAGGTGTGCCATCCTCTTTCTTTACTAGTCCTACAGTATAGTCTCCAGAGTCTGCACCGCTTGCATTGGCGACACAGCAGATGCGCATGTCACCGTTAGGCCGAGTAGCTAAATGAATCCATGGTAGCACACAAAAACTAGCACTGCCAGTTAGGTCCGTAATTTGCTGTTGCCAAGTTCCTAATTGTGTGTCTACCGGCTGTAGCCAAAAAGTCTTACTCATTAAATTCCTTTAGATCTAAAAATTGATCTCTGCATTGACTGATAACCGGTTCTGGGAACTTGCCGCATGTTCTAGCACACACATGTAGTTTGTTTTCTTCAAAACTGCTGTCCCAAACTGTTTGCCATGCTTCACTGTCGATAATGTCTTTAATAGTATTTGTACGTAGGTTAAAAGTTTCCATGCCGCCAAACTGTTCCAGTACACGTTGCAAACTGGCTTGGCTGTCATTTCTAAAATCGTAGACTAGTTGTTCTTCAGTAGCGTGTAGATAAGGAGTCGCACCTACAAAACAGCAGGGCCATAGATAACCTAATGCATCTAGATAAACACTTTTAGTACGTTCAACTTCGCAATCTATTTTAGCACTAGCAATAACTTCTCGATAATTTTCCACCGTCTTACGATCAATGAATATGAGTTTTTGTTCTGTTGGACCTTCTAATTTGTGTGTAACATTACCATTCTTATCTAGTACATCAAACCAAGGATTACCAATAAATCTGCTTGTTTGTTTTTCGTAAAAACTGTCAAACCCTAAATCTTTAGCAAGATTTCTTGCAGTTTCTAATTGATGTTCGTTATGTTTAAAGGTGATAAAATTCCAACGAGCAAGTCCGCCTTGGGCAATAAAAGCAGTGGCGTTTTCTATAATCTTGTTATAGTCAGTTCCTACTCGATACAGTGCATGAGTATCCTCTAGCCCATCGATACCGAACTGTACTAAATGATTCTTTGGCATAGCCCTAGCTAATGATTCCCACCATTGTATATTTCTAGCACTACCGTTAGTATGTACATCTATTCTAGTTTCTGGGCTTGTTGTCGCGATATACTCAACTATTGAGATTAAATCTTTGTTAAGGATTGGATCTCCAAAATTTCCGCACATAGTAACAGTATGTAATTGTTTTAAAAATTCCGGAGGCACAAATTGTTTAAAAGATTCTAAATCTATATCGTTGACTTGTAGTAGTGGATTTTCTAATCCGCCGTGATGATTACGGGCACACATAGGGCAACTGGCTTGACAGTTGCTAGTCAGTTCAACGTGTAATCCTACCAGGTCATTATATGTATACATTATAGTTTCTTTTGAACAGTTCTTTGTTCTTGTAGTGTTATGTAAGGAGTGTCTTGGCTACACATGACAATGCAAGTAGTTGATGTTTTTTGTTCCCACTTTTCTTGCCAAATAGTTTGCCACAAATCTGAATCTAAAATATTCGCCAGTCCTTTTTTTCTAGAATCTATGGATTCAAATCCTCCTAGTTCTTCGACAATGTCAAATACTTCCTGCTGTATATGTCTGCCCATTGAATTCATTGATGTATTTTCATCATACAGCCCATATTTTACAAACATACTGTCATTGTAATTGGTATATAAAAATGCACCTATAATACAACAAGGTAATACTGTATAATGAGCATCGATATAAACTTCATTAGTATTTAATGCAAAACAGTTGATGCTATCTGCGTTAGGCCAAGATGCATAATTTTCTATGTCTTTACGATTTACAAAACGTATAACATTATCGGATGGTTGTTCTAGTACATGAGAAACTTTACCTTCTCGATCTAATACTGAGAATTCTTTGTTATCAAATCGTCTTGTATTTTTAAGTGTGAACTCTTTAAATCCTATTTGTTTTGCTAAAGTTTCTGCTTGCTCAACTTGATGCTCGTTATGTTTAAATCTAATAAACATCCATGTAGCGTAGCCGCCAGCATCTATAAATGCTTTGGCATTTTTGATAATTTTATTAAAATCTGTTCCTATTCTGTATAGTGATTGTGTATCTTCTAATCCGTCTAAGGCAAACACCACTTGGTGTTTAGCAGGTAGCGATTGAGCTAGTCGTTGCCACCATGCTTCAGGTCTAGCACTTCCGTTAGTATGTATACGTATATCCGTGTGAGGAGCTGTATCTTTAACATAACGACACATGTCTATCAAATCGTTGTTCAGCATAGGATCGCCAAAAGTTCCGCAGAAAGTAATAGTTGCTAGATTAGTAAGAATTTCCTGCGGGAAGATAGTGACAAAGTCATTGTAACTCCAATCATTTTCTTTTAACATTGGATTTTCTAATCCACTATGAATATTCCGTGGGCACATAGGACAACTAGCTTGGCACCTATTAGAAATTTCAATATGTACCTTTTTTAGTTCTGTAGATTTAAACAAATTGTTCTCCGCACTTATCAAAATTTCCGCATTGGCGAGAACATTCTACCAAAGGTTTGGTATTCCACGTCTGTTCAATTTGGTCAAAATAATCACTAGAAAAAATATCCTCTAATGTATTTTTATTCAAATTAGGAAATATACCCACGGTATCCATATAGTCTATTCGGCTATCTTGTTTAGGCAATATCCAACTAAAATCTAACCAACAGCAAGGACTAATAGTTCCGTCTGCCGCCACATAAAATTGTTTGTATTGTTTTGCTTTACAAGATATACTAGAGGGATTGATTACAGATTCTTGTACTTGCGATACCATCCCAAGGCTAGTAGCAGTTGGTCGTAGTATATGAGTAGTGCGTCCGGAATCGTCTAATACGTGCCAACGATCGCTAGTAAATCTCGAAGTATGTTTGAGCTGAAATCTTTTAAATCCGATTTGTTCGCTAATAGATTTACACTTTTCTATTTGATGCTCATTGTGTTCAAAAGCCAGCATGTGCCATTCTGCATTACCGCCCATGTTAATAAATGCAGTTGCATTTTCTATTATCTTATCATAATCTGTGCCCACACGATATAATGCGTGAGTATCTGCCAGGCCATCGATTCCAAATATTACTTTAACATTATATTGTGCAAGACGTTGCCACCATTCTATGGTTCTTGCACTGCCATTAGTATGCATGACTAATTCTACATTAGTATTAGTTGTTCTTAGATATTCTATTATTTCTAAACAATCTTGTGCAATGATAGGATCCCCTAAGTTGCCACATAATAGAATCTTATCTAGTTGTTTTACAAACTCTATACTAAACCATTTTTTAAATGTATATATATCAATTTCGCCTAACGTAAATAAAGGATTCAGCATACCTCCATTGATACGTCGTGGACACATAGGGCAACGTGCCTGGCACTTGCTAGTTATTTCTATATGGATATCTTTTATGTCTGTTAATCTATACATTTTGGTATCTTACTATCTGCACTACTTACGCACCTTTCAGTGATACATTTTTTCGGTGCGGAAAACAAAGTAAATTTTTCTATTGTGCCCAAAGGGTCTTCGTGACAGCTATAAGCACGTTTTACCTCCGTACCTTTTATTATAACACTTTGATACCCTGCATTACAAGTCCAATCGGTAAAACTATTAAATCCTAGAGCATTGAATCTTTCTGCTTGATCTATATAATAATTTTGTTCGCCGTCTGTAAGTCTAATCTGATATCCTTCCTGTTGTTCAAAATCATCTTGCATGATCTTAATCATCTCTGGAGTATATCCGCTTACAATGTCAGTAGCTGTATCATTACTCTGCGGTTTAAGGGTTACATTAATTCCTCGGGCACGTAGACGGTTACAACGTTCTAGCGTTTGATAAAATCTTTCTGGCACCATAACTTGATTAACAGTAACATGAACTAACTCATACATTAGTTGTAAACACTTATCACCAAATTCTTGCTCTCGTGCAAACTCCTCATGATAGCTAGCCGTAATACTTCTGCGTTGTAGCATTTCTGTAGCTGTACACCAGGTACCCCACCATTTGCTTCCAGGACTCAAATTAGTAGTCATATGTACAGTTTGGTAAGGAGTAAGTACTCCATCATCCAAATGTTTGATAAGATCTAAAAGTTGTTTGTATGCTGTAGGTTCTCCGCCACTAAAACTCCAATGAAAATCAGTAAATCCATTCAAACGAGCTTGACGTTTTATCTCATCTACTGTAGACTTATATACTTCTAAACTTTGGTGATCGGGCTGGTCGCTCCTAGCATAGGGCCAACAATATGAACATTTATAGTTACAAAATCTCCCCAAAATCCAACTTATGTTAAATAATGGACGATCCAACATTGTCTGTTGTCCAAAAGATTTTATTTTGGTTAAGGGTATCGTAGAATATATCATTGACAATATTTACGTTTGATGTTATACTATAATGGCAGTCGTGAGTGTAACTGGTAAACCTCCTCCTAGTAAGCTGACCCCCAGCTGAACGGAGGGAACGGGTCTAGCTCATTGAGTGACTTTGGAAGTTCGAATCTTCCCGACTGCACCAATTTTAACACAGGCACACTAAGGCAATTATGAAAAAGGCACTTTTAATTTTATTGTTTGTATCCAGTCTAGCTCATGCCGATTGGCGTGATCCATTTGAAAAATTCGATGCTGATAAGAATTTTACTAGTGCTAGTAACATAACATGGAAAATTGTAGAAAATCCTACTAAAACTTGTTCGGCAGAACGAGTTCGTAGAGGTTATAAAGATAATGGACAAGCCGTAGAGGCCTGTTCATTTTGGAACGGTAGTAGCTGTACTATCATAACTAAGCGTATGGTTGATAGAGATACCATTGGACATGAAGTACAGCATTGTTTTCAAGGTAGTTGGCATTGAGAGATTTAGAACAAGACATTTGGCGTGACGATGAAATCTTAAACAAGATTCGTACCCGTGATGATTATGCTCAGAATCTCTATGCGGCATTTTGCAACATGCGTTGGTGCCCTAGAGAAACGTTTCCTGCTATCCGTCAAGACCCTAAACAAGACTTATGGAGTCGTAGCTGGCGCAGTTCTGGCGGACTAATTGCTGAATTTCAAGGCCATGGTGACTATATGGATTGGTATTGTTCGGGCATGGGCGGACTTGCTACTTACGATGAAAAAGAAGGCGACAAATACATGACCGAACATAAGTACGTACCAGAAGGTACAATTACTGAAGAAGTAGAAAAGGATCTTAACCGTTTGGGTTGGTTTCCTGTTCCGTGGGAAGAAGATGAAAGTTGATTTAGAACATATACATCATTGGATGCAGGCCATCCGTGAAAGCAATAATCCAATGCGTACCATGGATGCATTTTGGAGTGGGCAACTACGTAGCAAAGAATGGTTGATCGATTCTTTGAGTTTGCAAACTAGTGTAACTGACGATCCTATTACTGTAGACATACATGGTGGTTGGGTTGGAGTGTTGGCTAGTCTATTATTTCAAAGTACTATTCCTATCAAACATATAACCAGTTTGGATCTTGATCCGCTTTGCAAACATGTTGCAGTATTGATGAATAAAAAGGAAGAAATCGAAGGCCGCTTTCAGGCTGTTACTGCCGATATGTGTAGAACAACTAGCACAGCCGATGTTATAATTAACACAAGCTGTGAACATATTACACAAGTACAGTACAATGAATGGTTGGCTAGTTTGCCAAAAACAAGTTTAATTGTATTACAAAGTAATAATTATTATATAGAAGAACATGTAAGGCCAGTAGATTCGCTAGATGAATTTGCTAGTACTTGCGGATTAAGTAATATAATGTATTCAGGCGAGATGGATTTGCCGTTGTACAAAAGATTTATGTTAATTGGAAAAAAATGACTAAAACGACTTTTACAGTAGAAGAACTATTTGAAGATATCCCCGGAGATCCAGACAATGTCATCATGAAGATACCTCCAGAAATTTGTGAGAAACAAGGCTGGAAAGAAGGCGATACTTTAAATATACTAGTCGAAGATGGAAAGATGGTTATTAGTAAGGTATGAGCAAAGACGATTTAATTGAAATGACTGGCGTGGTAACTGAAGTGTTGCCTGCTAATACATACAGAGTAAAAGTAGATAACATGGAGCACGTTTTGTTGTGTTATCTAGGCGGTAGACTAAAACAGAACAAGATTAAAATCATTTTAGGTGATAGTGTTAGGATTGAAGTAAGCACTTACGATCTAACAAAGGGTCGTGTAACATATAGGTTGTAATATGAATGTCATTCTTGAACGTGTATATAATGTTTGTAAAAGTGTTCAAGAATCTAGTCCTGAACTAACCAATTTCAAACAACTAATAAAACTTACTCGCAAGACGTTTAAAGATCACGAATTTGATATTGCAATTAAAACTAGGAAAGATAAAGACCTAGATCCAGACAAGTGGTATGTTATGGCATACTATGATAGCGAAAATGATTTCAATATGGAAACAGCTATTGAAATCATTGTACATCATCACTTGACGGGCACAGAAGAATTTGGTGCCCACCAAATAAAATCATTCCTAACAGAAATATTTGATGCTACTGTACATGAGTTTCGTCACCAGTATCAAAGTATGCGTAGAGATCACAACGAGTATGTAGAACACGTTGATATAACTCCTTATTCAGAATATCTAGCCAGTCAGGACGAACTGGATGCTTATGCATTTAGTATTGCCATTGAACTGCTACGCACACTGGAACCGGCCAGGGCCAAACGTAATTTGAGTAGAATTAGTATTATGAGTAAGATGCGTACAGGAGCAGTTTACACTAGCCCAACTCTGCGAGCATATATTGGTAATTTTGGCATGTGTGAAATAACCAAAAAGCTAGCCAAAAAGATTTACCACCATTTGGAAACAGTTGACAAGCGTTTCATTTTCATGTAAAATACTTGTATATTAACACACAGAGCGAGCAAGATGAAAGCGTATCCTACACAGCAAGTATTAGAATTGGCTTGTGCGGCACAACGAATCAATGGCGAGTATCTTAAAGTACCCGAAGCTGTTTACGCCGACGATGGAGTTTATATGTACACCAAACAGGCTAACAAAACTCTAATGCTTTATACATTGGATGACAAGATGGTTATCCCTGATACAAAAGCGTTAAAGGTAGAACCTGAAGATGTTGCTCGTGCAGAAGAAATTCGAAAGTATTACAAACGATTGGTGTTTGCGGCTATTGACGGCGAGAACGAATTCCTTACCAAAGTCAATTCGATCCTTGGCAGTGATACAGTAAAAGAAAATGAATTCGGTTGGGTAGCTTGTTTGCCTAGTGTACAGGCCAGAGATGCTGTACACAACGAAGTTAAAAAGGCCGCTCGCAAAGTCGATGAAGGGTTTTTAGGAAGTCCTGGCGACCGTTTGGCAGACTTAGACTGTGAAATCATCGAAGTTGTTAAGTCAAAAAACTTTGAAGGTTACAACGTTTGTGCTATTATAAACAATAAAATGGCTAGTTGGATGAGCCAAATTGAATTAAAACGTGGACCTTGTGTAGTTGTAAAAGCCAAGGTAAAAGATAATTCTAAACATTGGAAACATGGCAATGACGAAACCAGACTCAACTACGTAAAGGCGGCTCAATAGTGTTTTTCATTTTTAAAAAGAAAACGATTACAGTAGACTGTTTTACCTACAGTCAGTCTGCTTACGAGTTATACAAAATCAGAAAAGCCAGTGTATACTTTCCAAACTCCATTAGAAATTTAGATAGTAAAATCGAATGGCAGGATCCGGCTACTAATGTTACTGTGCCTTTAGCAACAATTAAACATTGTACAGGTATTAATAGTTTATATAAACATGGAGCAATTATTCCATTTTGGATGGACTTTGTGGCGGACCCAGTACGTGCCTTACATGGGCAAAGTCGTATTGGAACTCCGGATCCGTGGATGCTAAACACCATGGGGCAACATCTACGTGAACAGTATCCAGGTATTTTAGAAAATTATGTACAGGTTAAATTTAGTGGCGTATGGGCGCTGACAGCACCAAAAGGTCTGGAGTTTTTATGGCAGGGTGCTTTTTGGAATTTGAACAACAGTATTGAAAACTTTTTGATTCCGCCAGCTGTGACTTATTTTGATACGCAGTCTCAGACAAACCTAAATATTTTTATCAAACGAAATGCTGAACCCTTTACAATTTTTGCTGGCACACCGATGGTACATCTTATTCCGCTAACTGACAAAAAAGTTGAATACAAATGCCATTTGGTAGACAAGGAAGAGTTTGGACGTAAGGAAACTATACCTTTGGACTATCCGCATATCGGTGAAGGGCTACGCAATAATAAATGGCGTAAGGATAAAGAAATATCTGACAAATTGGATAAACAAGAGCGCAAATGTCCTTTTGGGTATTGACAGCTTGGCTAGATGATAGTACACTACAGCATATTAAAAATTAAGAAAGATCGATATGGCAGGCTGGAATACAATCGAACGAATTCGACGACTTGAAGAACAAGTAGATAAACTTGGATTCAAATTTGCCAAAAGTAAACACAGCGATTGGAATGATGATCACAATGCACTAAGTCTTAAGCCAAAAGATCCTGATGCTCTTCCTATCTATAATAGAGATGCTGAACTATATGTAGGTAGTGTAGAAGGTTTAGAAACTTGGCTTGCTGGCCTGCGTTGGGCACGTGAATACGATATGATGCTGAAACTTAGCGATGAAAAGAAACGTAACACAGCAGAACAAAAAGAACGCAATCGTCAATTGATGCGTACACTCAAAGAAGGCAAGCGTGTGGAAGGAATTGAGAAATGAGCAAGGCTAAACATAAACCTTACCAGTGGATCGATGGCGAAACTGCTGATCGCATTACTAGCCTTAATCTAAAAGACTATCGTGCCTATCTTAAGAAAGAACTCAAACAATGGAAGAAGAATCCTAGAACAGAATCTAACCCAGATGGCTATTGGTTACATCCAGAAGATATAGTAACTAATATGCGTACTATCGAAGCACTAGATTTGATTATTAGCCACTTTCCAGAAACCTCGGATGAAATAAAATGAAAATAACAGATGAAGAGATGCAGAATTACTTCCCGCAAGTATACCCTAAAATTTTTAGCGGCAAGTATGGCGGTATTGCTGTAGGCAAAGGTTGGTTTGATTTGCTTAATCAAGCCTGCCGCCTTATCCAAAGCCACTTAGATTGGAAGAAGGATGTACCGCAAGTAACAGCAGAACAAGTTAAAGAAAAGTTTGGAGGCTTGCGATTCTATGTACAGGGCGGTGATGAATACACACAAGGCATTATTGCTATGGCAGAACAGATGAGCATGATGCTTTGTGAAGAATGTGGCGCACCTGGAGAACGTGGTGGTAACGGTTGGATCAGCACACTATGTGAAACTCACCGTAATGAACGTGAACAGAAACGTGCAGAGTATATGAAACAAAATGGATTGGAAGAATAAAATGATTACAATTAAAGAATGGATGGAACTAGTTGACTATAAAATCACCGAAGGTGATACATATGGTTGGAATTGTTTTGGACCTAATGCCTATCAATTGTCTAGTTGGAATGGACTTCACAACAGGGGTGGCTGGAGTTTTAATATTGTGTTTAGCACTAAAAGTCAAAAGGTATATGAAGTTAGTGTATGCGACTATACCAACAATCGTGCTTATCGTATGATTAATCCAAAGTTTGTTGAAAAGCATCGTAAAGAATCAATTGCCCGCGGAGTTAACTTAAATGAAGCTTGGGACGATATTGAGTACGTAGATTTGGAAGTCGATGACGATTTTATCCAAAAATGTCTAGCTATTCGAGCAGGAGAGGATTATAGTACAGATGTACTACTTCCTTTGGATTTACCAGAAGATTTACTCATGTTTGCGTTCAAACAAGCTCACGCAGAAAATATGACATTCAATGATTGGATGAATAAAATGTT